TTATTCAATTTAGAATAACTCACCAAGACGTTTCACCATATTTGGAATCTGACCAAATATGGGAAAGTTCACTGAGGCTTAATGGTTAGCTCAGCGTGCATAAAGGTAACTGCACCCATGTTGTAACTACAATCACAACATGCTGTAAATATCAGTACACAGAAACCCCAACCAACGATACCTAACCTTTAGCATATCTGGCTGTTACACAAAAATAATATATAAGTGTATTAACTTAATATACTCTTTATTCTATTACATCAGAAGCATTTTCTACTTCATAGCAAATATGTACTGTAGCGTTATCATCCATACTAGCATACATCTTTACTATATCATATACCTTATCCCCTTTTACAAAGAAATTCATTCCGGGGTTATAATTACAATTTGGTATATTCTCTGGGAATATTGATGATGCATCAACCCATTCTGTTTTATGTTCTTTAGCATATCTCCAACCAGTATTTCCCGGTTCTTTCTTTAATTGCTCTTTTGAAATTAAGCAAAAATAATCTTTCATCATAATTTATATCTTCCTTACTATATTAGTGTATTAAAATCCTGTTATATGGTTAAATAGACAGGAAACTGGTTTATAAACTATAAAAAAGTAAAAGGTGGTATTATTAATGAATATTTTTTATAATATTATGACTATTATGTATCTGGTAGTAGGTATCTTTGTACTACTCAATCTAATTATATTACTTGCATCTTTAGCAGGTAAGTTTAATGAAGAGTTAAAGTTTATCGAATTCAATAGAATGAAAGAGGAACTGAAACCAGTAGCAAAGGAATTAGATTATTTGGATAAGATAGAAGCAACTGTTAGATTAATTAATCTCATTAATGTATTAACAGATAATGAGATTAATAATAAATTCACTTCTCTTAGTAAGATAAATTCTAAGTATGAATTAAGAAAACTTGATGAAGATGCATCTTCTATTGCTACTAATATATTCAATGCTATTAATAAAGAAGAAAATTTTATTAGTGGTAATTTAGTAGTAAATGAAGATTATATCATGAAGTATATTACTGACGAAGCAATTATCAAATTACTTGATAGAGCATCTCAGTTTAATAGTAATATCTCTTTAGTACAGTAATTTATCGGTAATTTTAACACTAATATAAATGAATATATTAAGAAAGGCGATTTACGATATGATAGATAACTGTAATCCAATGGGATTTATGTATATATCCGAAAGCGTTTCTGATAATCCTAGAGTGTCTAACATGAATACCAATAAATCAGCTGATTTATTTTATGTTACATTTGAGACTAATCTTCAGGACTTTGATGTAGAAAATAGAAATAAGAGATATTATGATGCTAGTAATGTAATGGAGTGCATTAAAAGTGAAAAAATACAATCACTGTTAAAGACAGGTGGTTGGTTCGGAGAATTTGCACATCCAATGCCTACTACTACAGATGAAAAACTATCTGCTGAAAGAATACAAGATGTTCCACCAGAGAAGAGAGCATTTAAAATAATGGAACCTAAATTAGTTGGTAATGTATTAACTGCTAAGATACAATCAGCTCAAGGAGCTGTTGGTGAAGGGTTTGGTAAAGAAGTTCTCGCTGGATGGATACCTCAGTTCTCTGCTAGAGCAATAGCACAGATGGTAAATAAAGGTGGTAAACCTTATGTAATGATGAAAAGACTTATTACATACGATGCACCATGGTTCCCATCTCATGCAATAGCACACGCTACTTCAGCTCCAAAAGTTACTCTTAAATCATTTACAGAATCTGTATCACCTACAGACGTAATAAATGGAATGACTATTCCGTTAAAAGAGATTCTTGAAGAAGCTAATAAGGATTCTAATGTAGAAGCGATAATGGAAGCATTTGATTTAAATTTCTCAAATATAGTTGGATTTGATTCTAAGAGAAAACACACAATTATCAGAGATGAGAATAATGTGATATATGCAAACATTAATCCAAACACAGTAAAAAAAGTCAATGACTTCTATAATTCATTTAATTTTTAAATAATAACTAGAGATAAGATATTTAATCTTATCTCTAGTTAATTTTCTTATTTCAATACGAAACTAATCATATCATCAATATCTAATTTCTTTAGCTCTTTTTGAGTTGGTCCTACTAAGTATTTAGTATTCTCTAATTTATCAATTATCTTTGCTCTTAAATCTGGTTCTGTTATAACAGGTTCTACTGAATAGATATCTTTAACTATCTCATCAATTCTTTCTATTATAAAGAACTTATAATCACTACATAGAATAGTTTTACCATTAAGATTATGAGTTACTAAATTAGTATCATTAATAGGTCCAATGTAATCATCTTCTAAGAAATCAATACTTACTCCTAATTCTTTAAGAGTTACATTAAAGATTTCTGCTACTCTAGAAGTATATCTATCATCAACACTTCTAATTCCTTCTTCATCAAACATAGACATCACTATATCTCTTCTACCTTTAATAGAAGTTCTGTATAATGCATGGAACACAGCTAAATCTTCTGGTAATACACCTATAGAGAAGTTAAGAGTTTCAAACTCTCCAAATCTTATACAAGATGAAGAAGCTTTTTCCAAATGAGCTTTAGATTTAAAACTTCTTGATGGTAAACCTTTATCATCTATTGCTCCAGTACTTCTTGCTGAGAATCCTCTCTTATCTGAATGCTTTAACTTCATACAATACATTTCACCTACTACTGTAGGAGTTAATACTTTATGAAGTTTACCCCATTTCTTAATATACATCTGGTCTCTCTTAATAAATGGATATCTCTTCATTAAATCAAGACATCTATAGAATATTGGTTTTGTTTCCCATAGTGGAGTCTGTTTAATATAAATACCATCATTGATAGCATCATCTATATAAGATTCTTTATCTTTCTTACTAAGACTTTTATAATATGAATACATTTCTCTATACTGGTCTTCATTCCAGATATTTATGTAATCAAATAATAACTTCTCTTTTTCTTTAAGAGTAGATAAAGTATTCATTTTTTCTCTTATCTTATGAGATGCTGAGTTAATAAACATCTCATACAATGGCATTGCAGTAGTTCTATTAATAATACCCAACATATTAAGTATTAAATCTACTCTTCTACCATCTTCAGTATATGGCATATCTTCATCTTTTCTTATAGTAGCTATAACTGATTTATTACCATATCTACCAGTTACTTTACTACCTTTTGTCAATGGAGCTTTTCTCATTATAGTAACCTTAATACTGAGGTTATCATAAACAGAATCTTTTTCTCTCCATTTCTTATCAGTATCAACCATCTCTAAAGCTCTCTTATAGAGATAATCTAACTCGTTTGAACACTGACCACCTTTATCAACTATCTCTTCTACAGTTTCTATTATCTCATAATAGAATTTATTCTGTGAATCAATATATTTATTAATTTGGTCATAGAAAGGATTATCATGTCTTTCTTCAGCATTATTGAAAATAGTAATATCTACTACTCTACTATTATTACCAATATAATATACATTATCTGAATCAAGAATTGTAGTAAGCATATCTGATTTGAAATCAAATAAAGTTTGCTTATTAAATAATCTTCTTCCTACTGCTATTCTTCCTGAGCAGTATTCTCCTATATCAGGAAGTACTTTGTAATGCTTCTTATCTCCATATAGATTAAGTAAGTAATCATTATTATTAAGATTAATACTTACTACTTCTGAATCTATAGATGCAAATAACTCACAAGCTGATTCTGAAGCTATTGCTGCATCTTCTGATGAGAATGCATCGAATGAATATGCTACAGTTACATTCTTGCCATATCCATAATTCATATAATTATCATAAGAACTTGATTTGTATAATATATCTCCTTTATTAATAATATCTCCTTCTTCAAGATTATCAATAAAGTCATTATTATATTTATAACCAAATGCTTCTGTTAAATCCTCATGACTCTTTCTATGAACTACATCATATTCATTTTTATCTTTATCATATACAATCATTTCATATACAAATGGATTCTCTAATATATCTCCATACTTGTAGATTTTCTTGTATACTTCAAGGTCTGTCTTTGCTTGTTTATATCCAGACGAATACTTACCTACTACATTCTCATTATGAGTAAATAGATAAGGTACATCAGGATGAAGTAATGTCATACACTGTTTTATATGACTAGTAAACATATTTGCTCTCATAGAACTTACATAATTTGGATATGTAAGAGCTGTTATTCCTAATAAAGAAGGTGAACCAGTTAATTCTGCATTCGCTTTCTTTAAAGAATCAATCAATGAAAACTTCTTTATATTTGCCATCTCTAAAACCCCTTTCAAAATCACTACTTAATTATATATCTCGCCTTATATTCCCTATTCTTCTTTTCCTTTCTTACTTGAAAATTAAACTGTACTATTTCTTTTATATTATGAAACCCTAAACTCTTATAAGAATATTCAGGATTATCATTATCAATATTATTTAGATATAACTTTAATTCATCATCTGTCCATTGTGATAATGGTTTGTATATATAGTCTATATCATCTTTACTTGTTACGTTATTATTTCTATATTCATTTTTACTATTATGATATTTCCAGAACTTATCACAATATTCTTTATAGTCTTTCATTACTTTAATTCTATCAACATCACCTATATTGGTTTCCATCAAATATATATCCATTAATAGATTAATAAATTCTTTACTAGTAATATAATCTGTATCACTAATAACTCCTCTAAACTTTCCTATCTGTAATTCTGTATTTGTGAATGTCTGTATGTTATAAGGCATTATATAAGATATCATTGAATTACTTAATTCAATAGGAACTTCTATTGTTACTTTCTTATTCTTCATAGAAGTTATTGGCATTGCCTGTACAAATTTATTTATATTTCTATTATTTGATATTATGATGTAATTGTGTCCATGGTCAGATGTTGATGAAGCATCTTTTAATGTATAAATAGAACCTATCAAGGTGTCATTAACATTCACTTATTTTACATTCCTTTCTACTTTCTTTTAGCCTCTAATAAATAATATATCTATCAGAGGCTAAAATATAGTTTGCCTGTTTATAAATCGTAGAAGTTCAATTCCTCTTCAGCAATTTCCATCTCTTCAGGTTTAATACCTGATAAGTTTTTCTCTAATAGAGGAATTACATTATCCTTCATTATCTTAAATAACTTAGGATTATTCTTGAAATCCTCTGGCATATTTGCTAGAGTAAATTTTTCATCTTTATCTGATAAGAAGTAATAACCGTTCTTATTACCACCTATTAGTCCCATATCTTTTGCATACGCTACAGTAGACCTAACCATATCAATACCAGTATTAGAATTATATACTAATTCTACATTCTTTAAAGCAGCTGATACTCTTGATTTGATAATCTCTACTTTAACCTTAAACCCAGTGAACCCTTCATCTTCTTCGCTATATTTCTCCCCACCTACAGCCACAAATTTTAATAAAATATGTGCTAAGAATTTAGGAGTGTTACCACCGGGCAAAGTTTCGTCTTGACGTAATCCGAGGATTTCTGCGGGACTCTTAACTATACCCATTTGAGGGTTAGTTTTAATTTGGTTTATAGCGATTAAAGTTATATTTGCTTTTCTAAGATACGGTAATATCTCATTGAAGAATCTTCCAATCTCTCCAGTTAATCTCATTCTATCTGTCTGACTAGAAATTTCTTCAAGTTTTTCCAGTTTCTTTGCTTCACCACCATCTATACTCATTGTGATAGTAGCAATAGAATCTAGTATTAATACAGTAGGAACAAACGCTCGAATCTCTTCTCCGAATTCATTCTTTAATCCTGTATTGTACATATAATCATTTGGATTATTAACTTTCTCGTTGTATAATCTCATGATAGTCGATTTCATATTCTCAAGAGTACAATCTTCCTGTCTTAGAATATACTTACTTTCCAATTCATTCATTGGTATTCTAGTAAGAGCTTGTATTCTTGAATAGTTTAAAGCTTGCTCTAAGTCAAAATGTATTACTAATCCATTATCGAATTTTCTTACTATATTAGAAGCAATCTTTATAGCTGTTGCTGTTTTAGATGTAGATGGTTTTCCTATGAATAACACATAAGAACCAGCTGTAATACCCACACTAGGATATGAATATAGGTACTGTCCATCATCATCATATACATTAACCTTATATCCTAAATAATAATCAAGCACAGGAAATCCTGTGCTGTATGATATAGTAGAAGCATTGGCATCGAAGAAATCATCTCCTTTTTTACCTTTAGATGCTTCATTGTCTCTTAATGCATTTAATAGAATATTTTTGCTCATCATTCACCATCACTTTCATTTTCTTCTTCTACCTCACCATTTGCATCATATTTCTTTTTAGCAAGGTTAATAGTTTGTGGTTTAGATGAATCATCCATATCAATAGTTCTTCCTAAGACTAAATCATAATGACCTTCTCTAGATGTACCACTAATAGAGATATTTTCATTATTGAATTTATTTAACTCACTGATATACTTATAAAAATCAGCTGGATTATCAAATTCAACCATGACAGAAACTTCTCCTTTATTCTTACACTTTTCATGCATCTCTTTTGATATCTTATAATAGAAATCTGATGGTTCAGTTGATGCATCGAAATGTAATCCTCGTATCTTTGCAAATGGAGATAAAGTTCTTGATGTTCCAGGGTCTGAGTTACCACATACAATTATATCTATATTACCTAACATACTTGGATGTATATCTCTTACCTTAATACCAACACCATTACTATTTTTTTCTCCCATTGCATGAGGTCCTTTAGTTGTTTCTTTTAACTTAGACCAGATACTCATATCATTTACTTCATCATCATATCTTAATATACCAGATGATTGCATCTGTTGTATAAGAATATCACCAGGATATCTAAATATTTCAAGATAGTTATCAGCAGTTGCTTTTTCACCTAATGAAATAACTCTCTTAAGTCTTTCACTAAATTTAGTTGTAAGTAATGCTGAAATAGTTTCATTACATCTCAATCTCTTATTATTGATATCATTATTATCTTTTAATCTTAAATCATTGAAATGTTGCATTACCCATTTAACTACACTATATGAACCACCTTTATAATAATCTGGTATTTTCAATATGTTAGAAGTTGTTACATCAACTAACCTATCAAAATACTTTAGTACAGTTAATCCTTTTTCATAATTAGCTGGATTGGCTAATTTCTTAATCCAATAATCTTTATCATTCAAATTAGTAAGATTAACTCTATTTGAACTTATATGGATTAATCCAGCTACTACAGATTTAACAAAAGTATGCTTCTCAAACATATCTCTATCTACTTGCATATAGCATGAATTGGATAACTGAAAATATAGATAATCCTCATTCTTTAACACAGGTAGTTTATCTTTAAATTCTATTATTCCATTTAAGTTAAGATAATCAAGAGTATATTTAATTCCTTTACTCATATAGAATAATATAGCGGGGATAGTTCTATTAACAACCACTACTGTATATAATGGAACTTTATATTCAGTATCATTTACATCAGTAATAGTTTTTGCTATTCTTCTAACATCTACAGGCATTAAGCTCTTTAATGATATCTTATTACCTACATTGTAAATAGACTTCTCTACCATTTGGTATATAATATAATATTTCTTACCTTTAATCACATAATAACCATTCTCATCCTGTAATGGTATTAATATTGATTTTGATATAGGATGTATTTTATATTCTTGGACTTTTGTCTTTGGATTAATCTCAGGAAGAGCAAGTTCTATATGAACAGTTAATCTTCCTACTCTATCATCTCCAATAGACTTAATTCCAAATCTATCTTTTCTTTTCTTCTTTTTATCTCTACGGAACACATAATTATTTATATCAATTTCTGATGCTTTTTCCGTATAATCAAAACCAGTTATTTTTATTGGTTTTAATATTTCGAGAGATTTAAAAGCTTCTTTAACATATTCCACTAATGGTTTATCTGCTGATTTTTCCAATAGTGGAATATTGAGTTCTTCTTCCCATTTATTGATATAATGGCTTAAACCAGACCTCATATCCTTCACCCTCTTTCACTTAATATACTTCAAAAAAATATTTACTATACTTATATTAGGCTGGGAATTATTTTATTAATAATTCCCAACCCATAAATAAATTACTTATTATTCATGAATGGATGTAGCCGCTTGGTCATCTTTCATTAGAAGCTTAGCTTCTATATTCGGACGGATATAAATTGAAGAACCATCTTCTGTTTCCATACAACCAATATGGAAGCAACTAATGAAGTTTATCTCAAACTCAAACTCCTTCAACTCCTGTCTCTTTATTCTTACATAGTTTACTGTACACTCATAGACAGTTATAAATATAGGCATTATCAATTCTGATATTCCTATATTAACACTTATTGACTTAAGGTCTTCAATAACTGCATTTGAGATTTCTCTTATGATACCAGGCTGAGTAATTACATTCTCAATATTCCACTGAGTAATTCTCTCTACTGGTGTTGAATCCTCTTCTGGTAAAGAGTCTACAATGCTCTTATCAAGATGATTCATGAATATCATGTAATTTCCCTGTTTCTCATCTTCCTCTGATGTATTGGTTGTATAACCAATTTCCAACCTATCACATATATTGAGTTTGAACTCTGACAGTTTTGATTCATAACTCTTAAGAGTATTGATGATAACTTTATAAGTTCTCTCTACAATTACAGCAACTAACTTTGGGTCTTTGAGAGGAACTTTAAACTTCTCATATATCAACTTTATTGCTGATGAGCAAATAGGAATGATATGCTCCTCATCTTCTACTACAAACTCATTATAATCTGCTAAATACTTTTCATCCATCTTTGTTACCTCACTTTACTATTTTTATATTACTTCTTGACTTTTGAGTCCAAGTATCAAATATTGCACCAGCAGTTATTTCTGGTGTAAAATCATCTGGTAATTCACATGATATTTCTAACCTATTATTTTCATTATCAACTCTAGTATATACCAAATCCACCTTATCGGGTTCACCATACTTAAACACACAGCTGGCTGATAATGTAAATATTCCAATATCTTTAGCATCACCGTATGGTGAAAATACCATTCTGCATTCGTTACCAACGCCAGTATATCCAAGTTCATCAAGCATCATGGTTTTTAAAATCTCTACCAGCTCCGTTCGTTTTTTGAAAACTGGGGTATAACCCTCACCCATTATATTTCCTTTCTCTGCCTCTATTATTTACTGGCTTCCTATCTCTATTCCTTGTCTCAAATACTTTCTTCTTCTCAGGTTTTGTAGCTATCTGAGTCATCAACATATTTTGTGTTGAATTGATTATATTCGGAAGATACTTCTCAATCTTCTGGATTGGATCGTCTTCTGTTGCTGTAAACAGAATATTTGTATTGAGTCTTTCCACATTGAGAATCATTACGTGACATAATGCTGTCCTCTTATCAACATCTATGACTACTGATAATTGTCTATCTCCTCTCGCTCCTTTCATTTTAATTACATTATTGACAGTTGCCATTGAACTATCTTTCGGATTTAATTTAACTACTGTAGTTACATCAAAATCCTTACCAACCGACAACTCAACACAATTTGTTGCTACCGCTACTACTTCTTTTAGCTTTCCAGCTACATCGTTACTTAACATATTTGCTATGTCCTTTCTTAAGTTACTTCTAAAAGATAATATATTAATCAACCACATAATTAGTGATTGAGATATATACAACATAATTATAAATGTGGGTACCGTCTTACTACACCTTATCCGCATTTAAAGTAATAAGTAATTAAATGCAAAAAGTCTTTGCTTGCACAAAGTAAATTCCTGTTTTTTGCTCGTCACTGTCTTTCCTGTGACTACGTTTGTCTAAAATTCCTAAAGACACGACATAAAACCTCCTTGAAAAATAAATTGTTGCTTCTGCATCCGAGTACCGTAAGCTCGGATGCACCCTTTTATTAAAAGTTGTTCTTGATATAATCTTTCAATTTATCAATAGTGACTATTGGTATATCGTATTTAACAGCTTTATTAATTTTACTTGATACAACTCCTTCATATGGAATAACTAATATATCAGTCTTCTTAGTGAATGAGTCATTATCAATCTTTCCACCATGTTCTTCAATGAACTCTTTTAGACCAGGTTCATCATCTTCTCTTACTTTGGTAAAACACACTGTAAAATCTGCATTAGGTTTTACAGAATCTTTTATTGTAATATTACTAAGTAAGAATTCTATTAATTCCCTATTCTCATTTAATCCATCTATTAATTTACGAGCTGTTTTCTCTTTAATACCAGGTATTACTATAAATACATTTATATTTTCTTCCTTAGAGAATTTTAATAATTCATCTAATCTAATATATTCAAATATACCTTGGAACTTCTTAGTTGATACTCCTTCTATTCCTATAGATGCCATAAGAGTTGGTAAATCACATTCCATATGACTTTCAATCTCATTGATAATATTATCTATTCTTAATTCATTAAAACCATCTAATTTTATTATACTATCTCTAAAATCTTTCAATGAATATAAGTCTTTAATAGTTAATAAATAACCAGCTTCATATAAATCATCTATAGTACTATAAGAAATATTTCCTATATCCATCTTTATACAATAATTAAGTATCTTTCCTTTTACTCTACAAGGACAATCTTTATTATCACATCTTAAGATAGATAATTCTTCATCTTTATCTTCCTCTAATTTTAAATCAGACCCACAGTCTGGGCAACTCTGTGGAGCTTCAATAGGGAGCTTACCACTCCTACTACAGCCAGGGTCAGTTTCATCATAGGTAATATATGGGATAATATCATACGCTATTTTAATTACATCTCCTTTACATAATTCTAATTCTTTAAATCTCTTATAAGAACCTAAAGAAGCTTTTGATATACTATTACCTTTTAGAGTAACTTCTTTAAATTCTACCACTGGATTTAACCTACCAAATAATCCAGCACTAAATTTAATATCTTTCACTTTTGAATATGCAACTTCTTCTGTATATTTAAAAGCTACTTCATATTTATTTTTATCATTCTCTCTACCAAGAATCTTTTGTAATTCTGGATTAGTAAGAATGATAACACAACCATCACATCTTAATCCAGGTAATACAGTTTTATTAGAAAAAGCAAACTGGTGAATCTTATCAAACTCTTTTAACTGACAAGTTATATGAGGATATTGTAAGGATTCCTTAGGGATAAACTGTAAGGATTCTTCACCATTCTCAAAATAAGAGTACCTTAGAGGTACTATAGTGAGATACTCAATATCTTCTATATCTGGATTTTTCTTATTTAATATTCCAGATACTATAGACCTAGTATTCTTGAAATTAGTATTATGGTCTTTATTATACTTTTCAAGATTTTCATCAGTCATCATTATCTCAGTTTTAACACCATGAGGCTTATCATAATTATGACTCACAAATACATCACTGAACATATAAGTTATATCCTGAGCAATATTCCTTTCAGTATCACCTCTGGTTAATGCTTTAACTACATTGCCGTTACCGTCACATTCAAATATACAAGATACTCCATCGAACTTAGGCATAACATAAACTTCTTCTTCTAATAAGTTTATATTTTTACCAGTAATATCATTATATCTATTCTGAATTCTATTAATCCAATCTTCTATAGAAGACTGAGATTTATTCTTGATAATATCTTCATCAGTAATCTTATAAATCTTATCAATCGTACCTCTTAAAGATTTATAAGAGTGATTAGAAGTATTATCATTTGATAATTCTGGTTCAGTAATAATATCTTTACCTGTTACCATATTATAGTGAGAAAGTAGTAAATCATATTCTGAATCAGTAAGACCAGTACCATAATTAGTATGGTTATAAATCGAGTTGCATATCTTCAAAATATACTTCAGCATATTCATACTCATATCATCTACTACTGAGTCTAACTTCTTGAATAAGCTAATTTTAAAATCTTGAAAATCTTTACTATTGAGCATTTTAACTGCTCTATCCATTACTTCTTTCGAGTCAAGATTCTCATACATTTCTTTTAACAATCTCACAGAGCTCTCTGAACCTAATGTTCCTTTCATAGCAGACCTCCTTTCTAATTCCAATAGCATTAAAATGATTTGGGTTAAACTCTAACAATTCTGCCAATCCTGTAATAAACCCTTTGAATTTAGAATATTCAAAATTGGTTGTTAATTCATCAAAATTCGCAAGATTACCAAAATGACTATAATACTCACCTAAGTACACATCACATCTGAAATCATTATCATGTCTCAGATAAACAACTGTGCCTTCCAATCCATTATACCTGATATTTAGTAATCTATGAGTATAACCAGGGTCACCAGGGATTAGAATTTCATCAATAACTTCAATCATATTTACCTCCAAATTAAAATAATTTTATTTAGTTACAAATAGATGATATATGATTCAAAGACTAAAATAGAGATATGAGATTTTTTTCTCATATCTCTACAATATTAACCATATATAAAGTCTGTTATATTTATTGAAGTTAAGTCTGATAACTCTTCAATCATATTCTTTTCATTAATAGTAAAATTATTAGTATCCCTTGAGTTTTTAGCTGTAGTATCTTTATAAAAAGTAAAAGCATTCCAAGTTACACTTAGAATAAGAATACTATTATCTGATTTAGATAATGATGCAAGAAGATTACCAGTCTTCTTATTATTTGTAAATACTGCTGTTGTTACAACAATATCAGACATTATAGTAGTCTTTGAACTCAGACTTAATATTCTTGTATTCATAATACCTCCTATATGATTTTATTTAAATGGAAAATCTTTTATGTCCATATCGATTAGCATACATAATTCCTTGGCTAAATTATAATCAGTTTCATTGTCTCTGCTAAAATTAGAAACACTATTTGACATATTATCTATATGAATTTCTGCAGTTAACGATTTATTATTCCATTTAATAAAATAACTATTTATTTCTTTATTTTCTACTAAAATACCCATTTTGTTATTAAAGTTAAATATTCTTTCTACAACATATCCAAATATATCATGATATGTAGTATACATCACAAGTAATCGACCGTCGTTTAATAATTCCATAATAAATTATCTCCTTTAAAATCTTATTATATTAGAAATACTATTAGTTTTTCTATTTACACCACCAAACATTTTACCCTCTTCTAAAGTCTTTACACCAAATAATTCTAATACTGGTACAAATGGACTTAATATATTATTAACGATAGTTGTATAATCTATATAAGGGTCTAACCAACTTGGTATTTTTGTATTCTGAGGAATTGCTATTACATTCATACCAACTACTTTTTCTACACCCTTTGAATTTGTTTGAATAAACATACCTGTTGTATCTTCAAATATTTCTTTCATTATTACCGAATATTCATGGGGATGAGTATAAACTAACTCGGCTATATCAGTTGGTTTAAATATATTCAATTTAAGTATACTTACTCTTGATGGTATTTCTATCTGTTGGTCCGGATTCATTATATTCCAAGCAGATGCTCCTCTAACAGATGCTTCTGAAAATGGATTAGCATATGAAGCCATTTCTTTAACAGAAGCTGTTGGAAGATAAATATTTTCTCCACTCTTAATAGACTCAATTATTTCATTTCTGAATACATATACATCTTTAAGCATTCTCTTTATATCAAATTCACCATCATTCTCTATTAAGTATTTTTTAACTAATCCCATAAATCTTTCTTCACAATATTCTGAAGTAGTTGATTTCTTAAAATCAAATCCTTTAATATCATATTTAGGAGGATTCATTAAGTTACCCTCTCTTAATAGAATTTTTGTAATATATCTTTTCTTTGCACTTCCTATTATTAACTTAGAGAAATAGAACTCATTCTTCATAACGAAAGTTGGTCTAAACTCTTCTGGTATATTAGAAGATTCTCCAAAGTATAATAATAAATTCTCAATAGCATGAGAAATTATATATGCTAAAGTATTAATACAAATAAATTCATTATTTGTCTTAGACCTACCAAAACCAGATATGTCTATAAAATCAAATATATGATTTACTAATGTATCTACTGATAAGATATTACTATCTGTATCTATTACAGTAACTACTTTTCTTTTAAAATTCCTATGTCTATAAATTCTATCTATTGATAGATATCTACAATATACATATTTCATCATATATTCGTTTAACTTAAATAATTCATTTGATATACTTTCTGGTGGTTTAGCTGGGTCTAAGAAATATTCTTTATCAACAAACTTATTCCAATCCTTTGCTGTTTTATCAATAAACTTATCTCTATACTCATCTGGTATCTCATATAACCAATCTTTATCATTTTTATCTACATACTCTAAATTACTTACATTATAGAATATTGAGTATATTAAAGATTTTATTTCTTCATGGTCTGAAATAAAATCAAATATATTATTCTTATAATAAAGCATTGATATTTCTTCTGGACTAAAACTACTTAAATAATCACATAAAGTTTCATATGAATTATCGGTTGGTTCTAGTGTTGCATCACATAATCTATTTGCAACTTCTGTTAATAAATGAGGTTTAATAAAATCATCACAATAAGTATTATTAAAATCTTTACTAACAGTACTTAACCAATCTATACATTCTGTTGTATTTAAGAAGATATAATTATCAGCTAATAATCCCTCAAATAACATCTCTGCCGATGATATTATTTCTTGAGCTGTATGAGTAGTAGCTGGTCCACTATACTTACTATAAAATGGTGAAGATGGTAATCCACTACCACCATAATATGAGTTCATATTTATCTTCTCATTATTCTGCTTTCTATCAAAATCCTTATATTCATTACTTGACGAATCTTCAATAGAAAACATCTGTTTCTTATAATTACTTCGCTGTATTGCAAAGTTATTTAACATGACCGCCGTTGGGTTTATTGCATCATTTTGATTTTTATAAAATGCAGCATTACCACATATAATAGGTTTCTTTCCTTCCACCCAATTCAAAACAGAGAGTAAATTAGTTTCTCTACTTTCATGGGTATAATTATTATCCAGAGTTACTACTGGATTTTGTATTTTCTTTGATATTGTATCTCTTATTACTTCTTCTATAGAACCCTCATCGAAATCAGGATTCATTTTTATCATTACATCTTTCATAGATGCTACATATCTCTCAATAAATAAGTTTTGTTCCATTATAAAAACCCTACCTTATCTTTCGAATTATCTATCTGTATTATCAGATATATCAAGTAATTCTACCACAATTAGATAAATTTATACTATTGAAAGGTATAGATAAATATATGGTAAAATCTTTTGTTGATGCATTTAGATTAAATACACATACAGTAGAATTCAATGGTAAAGAATACCAATTTCTTATAGAAGATTATCAACATACTACTGGTTATGCCAGAGGTATTATTTGGGATAAATCTACTGATGAGAGATATCACACCGAGGGTTATTTACAAATTGGATTAGTTACTATTGTGACCAAGTGGAAAGAAGGGTATGATTATAATCGTGATAATTGGGTTCATACCAATGAATTGATTATCGAAATTAATTAAACCCCAAAACAGATAAATAATTATGAATTAAGAAAGGTGGAACTACTACAATGAGTAGAATTGATGAGTTACTTTCAAGACCACTACCATCTAAGTCAGGATACATGTTTGAAGCTGATGAAATAGATAAATACTCAAAGGCAAATGATGCATTTGTTAAGGCTGATGGAGTTGAACCAAATCAGCAGTATCAGGAAGATGATGATTTTGGTTATAACGAAGATGATGCAGAAAATGCATTCTCTGGAAGATATGACAGCTATGGTGATGAAGACGATAGTGCTGATGTAGGTACAGATGATATTTCAGATATCAGCAGCCTTGATGATTTTGATGAGTATGATGATGAGGAACTTGCTGACCTTGATAGAGAGCTTAGCGGTGACCTTGATGATGCATATTCAGATGAAGAAAATGAAGAAGAGCTTAGCTCTGATGCAGAAATGGAAGCTGATGATATGATGAGTATGGCAGCTACAACACTTCTTGTAAATGATGAGCTTAATGCTGATGAGAAGAGAGACTTCGTTGAGAATGAAGCTGATATTGCTATGAGAGAAGGATTCATGACAGATGCTGATGTAAATATGATCGTTGAGTCATATTCAGCTAATGATGATTATTTCTCAGAAGCAAAGTACAATAAGCCTATGATGATCAGACTTGATGCTGAGTCAAAGAAGAAGCAGCTTTATGCACTTGCTATCAATGTTTGTGCAGCTGCAAATAACGATTCTGACTATAGAAAGCTTAAGAAAGTTCTTAGACTTAGAAAGATTCTTAGAGCTAAACTTGATAAGAAATATCATGGTCAGGCAGTTAAGAGAATGAAGGTTTACTTCAATAGACTTAGAAAGTCTAAATCTCCAGTTCTTTCAAACATTGCAAAGAAAGTGGATAAATAATAAAAAAAATATGGGTACTCTGATTAATTTCAGAGTACCCATTTTAATCGTTCAGTCTTCTGGATATTCTTTTGATATCTTATGCAAGTCATATCCAAAATATTTACGAAAGGCTTCTATAAATCTTCGTTTACCGTTGAATGTGGGTGGGATTATTTTGAATGGCTTTCCATTAACTCTACCCCATTCGACAACAACCTCTCTATACTTCAAGATATATCCCTCAGTATTATCGTCGTATACCTCACTTTCTAATGAACACCTATTCCTACCGAACTTAAATGTAGTAATATTACCTTTCGTTTCAACATCAGTTATTCGCTCCTCTCTACTGATTATTTTTTCTTCCATACAGTCTCCTTTCCAATTTTTACGAATATTATTATTACGTATAGATATTATATTTATAAAATATAGATATATGAAAGACGAATACTACATCATCTTTCATATACCATTTAAGCTGCAACTTCTATATGCAACTCTGCTTCTATTATCTTTCTTATTATATACATTATGAATGGAGTGAAGAAAAATACTTCTATACTATTATTAAGATAAATTAATTCTGTATCTAATTCCATATTAATATCTTTAATAGTTAATCTTTCTCCTCTTACATATCTCTGTATTAATTCAGCATAATCAGATTCTACAGGAGCATTTAATCTAATAGCTTCCATATAATCTTGAGAGAATATACTCTTACTATCATCTGGAATTACCATTGGAGTATCCAATACTTCTATATTTCTGTCATGCCATTTTCTAAATGAGGATTCCCTTATAGATGTTCCTGGTCTTGTAGTATATTTAAACATAGAGAGAAGTTTCATATCTTTTGTCTCTAAGAACTTATAAACAGATTTAGCATACTTATATTTTCTCTTAGGGTCATCATATTGGTCTGTAAGCATTATAGTAGATAAATCATTTTTATCATTAAATAATTTATGTATGTTAATAAAGTATGTCTGCAAAGGATCATACAAAAGTTTACCATCTTCTATCTCACAAAGAAATACATTATGCCTATCATTATAGAACATCGCCATATATAAATCTTTAATCTCAGCATACATCTTTTCTATTTCTTTTATTTTATTATAAGAAGATTTTTCTATAATACAATTAGTTTCTGTACCAATATTCTCTAATACACAAACATGCTCGTCTAATACCTGCTTTTCTATTTCTTCTAACTTAGTAGAATCAATATACTCTAACTTAAATTCTATCTTATAATAATTATCAGGCATTACTGTATCATACTGGATATTAGTAACTCTGAAAATATAATAGTCTTTAAGAGTAGGTATTATAAAGAAATCATTAGGAACTGGTTTAATAGTTTTTGGTAGAACTATTCCATCACCATCCCATGTTGAATCTAACCCTTGGTCATCTTCTGCTATATTTAGAACTATCTGGTCCATTCCGTATAATGGGAATTTTTCTATTTTTTTAAATCTAATAGGTGATCTATTACCTATTACTGATGCAACATCCAAAAATCCTTCATCTACTGTGGTATTATCAACATCGACATGATAGTATGTTACAAATACTGGTGTAGTATCAATAAATCTAGCAGTAGGTGATTTAAACCTATTTTCAAATTGGAACGTTGTATCTTCAACCATTTTTTGCTCATTTATTATAAAAGCCATTTTGGAACTACCTTCCTTTCAATAGTTGATAACTTATGACTATGTTTTTATAACGGTTATCACATCAATTTATATACTATTTTTTTGTACCTAAATAAAGAAAGGAAAGGAAAGAAATGGGTAAAAATAACAATAGGGATCAAGCACGATACGATAGTATCGCAAGTAACTTAGAGGTATTTGTAGATGATATCTCAACACTATTTATTTTTGAAGGGCAAAAGGAGAAAGATATTGAGGAAGCAACCAAAGTATTGAAAAAAGCAATAAAACATCTCAAGAACGGGAAACCTGAAAAGGTTCTTAACATGGAGAAATTTGAGGAATATGTCGAGCAATATTCATGATAGTAAAATAACTTTATTTATATTAAAAGAGGATAAAGAGTTATATGCTTTTAGTGATGACAAGAAAATAGTTATAGAATTTATGTGTACTAGGGAAATGAATAATTTTATTGTTAAAGAAAAAAGAATGGAAGCTGAGGAATATGTTACATTCTGTCATTATAATACTGGTAAAATATTAAATACAGATTATCTGTATGATGGTACGCATACTTTTGGATTTCCAATGACAATTGATGAATCATCTAAGTTAGATTTGGAGATTGATGAGATATATCAGAGAGTAGGTGATAGTGAAATCATTAAATGTATAAAAATATTTAAAGGTAAATATAAAAAGAGCTTAAAGAAAGTATTCGACTATGCATCTTCGTTTTATCATAATGGAGATACTGAATTTAACTCATTTAATGTATTTATCAAATTATTTAACTTCACAATGATGAAGATAGAAAGGTTAGAAGATAATGAATTCTATTAATAGGGAAATCTGTGAGAGAATGTACTATTCTCTCATAGATAATAATAATGATTTAATCAATATAGATGCTGTGATGGCTAAGCTAGATATGTTGGCTAATAACCATTTATGTAGTTCTATTAAACTACCTAAGAAAGCTTTTAGATTTCCAACACAGCTATACATAACAGACTATCTACTTGGGTTAGATAAGAAGCTATCAAAGTATTTGGTAGATACTAACACGTATGATAGTTATACAGAATCTCAGTTAAAAGAGATGGGATTAAGTAACAATAAGAAAGTTTTGGATAAAGGAATATACTTCATAGATATTTCTTCTGGTAAGAAATCTAACTATATAGTTTTTGTTACTAGAGATATTGCTGGAGAATATGGTCCTGAACCAGATATCAAATTATACTTCGTAGGTGATAGTAACATTAAAAAGTATAATAAATTTATGAAGAAGTATAATAAAGTAAAAGATAAATATGGTAGTAGATCATGTACTAGTATATATGATATTGTAATGGATTCATATGAAGAAGCAATTTTTAAATCATTTGATAGTATGATATTTGCTAATAAGGATATGATACTAAGATATATTGATAACTGGATTAATAATTTAGATGTCTATGCTAAATATAATATCGTACCCAAGTTATCCATATTAATATATGGACCACCGGGAACCGGTAAGACTACATTCGCTAAAGCATTAGCAAATTATTTGAATTGCAATTTGATTACTTTAGTGACTCAAGAATATTTTACTATGAAGAATCCACCAGAATTCTATAAGAATAATGGAATAGTACTATTAGATGATATTGATACAGTATCAAATAATAGAGAAGATGATAAGTCAATGGAAAATAAGAATACCGTAGCTAGACTACTTAAGTTCTTAGATAATCCACCAGCATGTTATTATACTAATAAAGAGAATGGTGATGAACAACGTAGTGTACAAATTATAATTGCTACTACTAATTATTATGATAAGTTAGATAAAGCAGTTAAGAGATTTGGTAGATTTGATTTACAGTTTGAAATGCCAGATTTCGGTAAAGAAGAATCAATAGATTTTTGTAATCTGTATGACTTACAATTAGAGGACATCTGTCCTAAAGCAAATAATAAAAATTTTAGAATATCACCTGCTGAATTACAGGCATTGTGTATTTCTAATATTGATAAAAGAATAAAAGGAGAGAACAAAAATGAAATTTGATAAGTTCATATCAATGGTACTGAAGACACTCAAAAAGGGGAGAATTAAATTCTCAGATGATAATAAACTGGATTTAACTCCGTATATAACAGAGAGTATTAATACTACTCTCGTTGGACAACTTGATGCACTTATATCTAGAGAAGATGTAGTGGTTGGTGAAGAACCAAAATGCTCAATTGTATCTGTATTAAAGACAAAAGATACTGTATTTGCAAATAAGACTTTTGTCGTAGCAATGAATAGAAAGCAGGCAGTCAATTCATTTGATTTCTTAAAGGATACAAGAATTGGTGCCTTATTAAGAAGCTCCACTTTATCATCTATTTATTATCCAATAAAAGATGCATGGAAGCAACTTATGGATTCAGATAAGTCAAAAACTTATGTAATGTATATTCCAAAGATAGTTGTATTTGCAAATCTTTCGGAAATGGATTTATATGAAGATTTAGTATTAACCGACCTACTACTCGTGGTAACACCTACAGTAGATGAAATACGAGAATCTAATGATAAAGAGATGACAAAAGCTGAGGTTCGTGAAAGAATAGTTACTGATATTCTTGAAGCAGTAATTAGGACAGGAAACCATAATGTCATTATAGACCCATATTCACATAAAGTACTTGCAGAAGATAAGTATGAATGTGGTAAGTTATGGAATGAAGTAGCTACATCAGTAAGAGTAGATAACAATATCAATTCTATACTATTTGATTTTACTTTCTGGGATGAAGAAGATTTTAATCTCTTTACTTCTACAGCTAAAGAAGAATAATTATTATATGCAGGAATAGTAGTGAAAAATCTCTACTATTCCTAGTAATGTATATATTATTTTTTGGAAGCTTATAAAGAAAGGAAAGTTATTATGTCTAGGTTTGATTTGGTTACTGATGTTCCTGTTATTCATAATAGGGAAGAACTAGCTCAATGGTTAAGACCTCTTTATATTATTGATGATATCTTAGTAGATGATGATACATATAATAATATGAGAAGTTGTATTTTAAACCTTGTTAGAGGTTCATTTACTATAAGAGCTTGTAGAGAATATCCTATTAAGTTTAAATTCAATAAGAAAGATAAAGAAGAATATCAATTAGAATTGAGAGACTTCTTAATAAACTTAATACTATTTGAACCATTTATAGAATTATATGGTTTGAATGTATTGGATAAGTCTTATATATTTGATTGTAAGACTGGAATACCTAATATAGAGAATTATATTAATAATAAAATAATTCTCACTTTGAAAGATTATCAAGTAAAGAATACTTACTTGAATATAAGAATATCTAATGTAATTTATAATCTGAGAATGATATCAGTAGATTTCTCTCAGATATTGGGATTGAACTTTAATATCTTTACATTTGCAGATATGTATAGTAGTAATACTGAAATTAGAGATATAATGGAAACTAAATTTGATGAAAGTTTACAACCATATGAGATAGAAGCTCAATTAAAAGAATTACAGAATAGAGAGATGCAGATATATAAGGATTTACCTGATAATGAATTGGGTGCTATTCTTAGGTCAGCAACTGGTGTTAAACCAAAACAGTTTACAGAGTTTACAATAGCAGGTGGATTAAAACCAACTATTGATGGTTACACAATACCAGAAGTTATTCAGAATAGTATTCTTATAGGTGGTCTTGATAGACCAAGTTATTTCTATATAGATGCTGGTGGTGCAAATAAATCTCTTATTATGAATAAGAGGGTTATGGGTAGTGCTGGTTATTTTGGTAAATTAGTATCATTATTGACACGTACATTATCAATGGATACTGAGATATCAGATTGTGGTAATCCACACTTAATAGAAATAGAACTCAAGACAAATACTCATCTTAAGAGATGTGATGGAAAATATTTCAAAGTAAATAAAGATGATATTGATTATTCCGTATTGAATTATGAAAAGCATAAGCACTTGGTAGGTAAAAAGATTTATATAAGATCTGCAATTACATGTGGATTAGGAAATCATGTGTGTGCCAAGTGTATAGGAATACAAGCATTAACCAATGCAGATATAGCAAACGGTGTATCAACTTTCTATTCAGAAGAAGTTACAAAAGTAGTAGAGCAAAATATTCTATCTACTAAGCACTTATTGGAAACTTTCTCTGAAATAATTAAGTTCAATGATAACTTCTATAAATTCTTTACTTTAATAGGTGGTGAAATAATGCCAGTATTACAAGTAGAAGACGAAGATAAAGATATTGATGATTACGCTATCTATATCAACCCTGATGATATTAATAAGGTTGATGAATATGAAGATGATAGCTTATTCAATAACTTCTTACCAGATGCAAAGTTTGTTATAAGAAATATCAATAACCCTAAGGAAGAAGATATTCCTATAGAGTTAGAAGATAAAGAACTATTCATATCTAAAGACGTAATGAAAGATATTTATAAGAATAATGGATATATCTACTTCAGTGAATTGAATGAAGATATGAAGTTATTTGAAATAAATATCCAGAATAAAGAGTTGACTAAACCTCTTTATGATTTAATGGATTTAATTAATAAGAAGAAAGATAATGACAATGAGACTATAGATAGTATGTTGCAGCAGTTCTTAGACTTAATGGTTACTGCAAAGATATCTGCATCTATAGTAGCAGGAGAAGTAATTATCAATAGATTAATTAAAGACGTTAATGATCCTTATGTTAGACCAGATTTCTCACAAGAGATAATGCCTAAGTATCAGATAAAGACAGTAAAGAATGCTCTTACAAAGAATAAATCTCCACTAATAGGATTATCGAGTGAGAACTTGAAGAAACAGCTTCTTGATGATGAATTATATACTACGAGATATGAGGAATCATATGTAGACCCACTATTTAAAGAAACCATATCAATGAAACGATTGAAAGGTTATAGTAAATTAGTGCGTAAGTAATAACTGATATTAGTACTCTATTAATTTAGGGTACTAATATTTTTTTATATACATATATCATTTATGTAATAACTTATAAATAATATTTATGAAGGAGATTTTTATTATGTCTATTTGGGGTACAGCATTTAAGGGAAGCGATGTTAAATCAGATGGTTATCTAAATTTAAAAACTGAATTTGATAAAATTCTAGCTCACAGAGAATTAGCTATCAAACGTGGTAGACCTGACTATGAGATTAGGGCTATTGATTGTAGAATTGAGGAATTAGTTTTTAAAATGGATGTATATGTAAGAACAGGTAACCGTATATAAGAAAATTAAATAAGATAAGGACTCAATATCCTTATCTTATTTTTTTATCTATTTAAATGAGTAATTCATCAGGATTCAACTGCTTTGTAAGAACTAAGTTCTGATGGAATTTCTGTAAGTTAGCCTGTGTTAAATCAGTACCACAAATAGAAGCTAATAGTCCTATTTCTGTATTCTCCATATTATAGTAGTAATTACCACCACAAGCATTACATATACATTTATCTTTTCCATATCCTTTACAATATAAAGGACTTCTCATCTTTACAGTCTTTCCTACCAATTGACTCTTGTTGTTATTAGTAATCTCCGTTAATTTTGTTTCATTTAATACGTATCTATTAATAAAGTTATTTACATTACCATCAGTAATGCCAATCTCAAGATATTTAGTAGAACCACAATCACTTCCTTTTGGTCCTAGGTATTCTGACTGGAATGCAGCCAATAATTGCTTAGCTAAATATCCTGATACACGTGTACCGTATTTGTATTCATATAAGGTCGTTACTCTTATACCGTTTAAAACTGCTATATGTTACCATATAGATTAGACTATATCATCACTATATATTCTTTTATCAAATATATAATGCCACGCACTTCCACTAGACTACTAGTGTACTCTACTCGCTTCTTCATATAGATATTTCTTCTATACTATGCTTTCGATAGTCGTTGAACGTTATTTAAAAATTATAAAATTGATAAATTCTATAACATGGCATTGTCACTTTTTCTAGGTTTTTAAGTTAATAATTTTTAAATCTTCGCTGCTGATTGCCGTAAATTTACGGTGTTCCAGCAATTCACGTGGTTTATAGGCTGCCGATATATTAAAAACAGCCTTGGGGTACGAACCCGAGACAATAACATTGCTATGGGTTGCAATATCATCTTTTGCTAATCCATCACATAACGAATTTGTAATTATCTCATATTCCTTAGTATAAGGATTCTGGACAGCTCCCCTCATTAGATACATATTCTTTAAATGGTTACCAACACTACCTCTAGCACCTGATGTATATAAGTCCATTCCTATATCATCTTTAAGTTCTTTCATGGTAGCATCAATAAGTTCATTTTCTATTTTTTCTACTACACGAACATCACCTGCTTCAATAGCTTTTTGATTTTCTTTGAGTAGTTTTTCTTTCAATGCCTTAACAGATGGTGGTATTTTAGTAGTAGCAGGAGTGAATGATGAAGTAATTGTAGTATGGAATTGTAATCCAAACCAATCTCTTGTATTGATATACTTCATCATTTGATGAGTATCAATAACATCATTCTGTAATGCATCAGCAATTCTTCCTTCAAACTTTTTAAATCCACCTTTACTCATTACATTATTATCATAAGATAAGAATGAATCAAATCCAAGAGATTCAATCATCATCTTATTATATACTAATCTACCTACAGTAGTTTCTATTTTTTCTCCTTTAGGAACTAAATGATAATCTTCGTGAGTAAGAGTTAAAGTATCACAAACATGGAATCTGGCATCATTAATAGATTTCTTATCTACTGTACTAGTAGTTCTACCAAACCAACTAACAAAATTAGTATAAGTCATATCTTCTTTTTTAAGAGATACAAAATATTTCTTTTCTTCATCAGTAAGTTTTCTATAATCACCAAATGGGTCTTTAGTTAATACATAGAAAGTTTGGGTTGTTTCTTTACCAGAATCACGAATAATTCTTCCTTTAGAGTCTATATAGTTCTTTTTACTATATATAACTTTTTCTATTTCTTCATTTGCTTCCTGAGTGAATAATATCTTCTCAGTAGTTTGATCCCCATCATCATTTTTATAATCCATACATCTCTGCATAAGTTTAGACTATATCTTCATCAAGAATTATCTTGATACCTCCCATTTCGGTTTATTGATATTATTCTCACCTACATTTCACCCTATTATTGGGTCTACTCGGTTCTAATTAATTTAATTAGCCTTTCCCTAGTCGTTGAACCTTACTCTTTCGAGTCTTGGCTGCTGATTGTCTAATCTCTAAGATTATTACACTTTGGTACTTAGAGCTCTAAAGAGTTCCCAGCAATTAAAGAGGTTTAAGGTGACCATATTGGGGTTCATAATCACCATCAAGTCCAGTTAGGTATGAGTTAGAGAATTGAGTTGCATCTAAGAATAAAGTAGGTATCTCATGAGTTGGTGTATTGATATCAATATCAGGATACCAATTATACACTTGACCATTTACTACCATAGGCAAAGTCTTAGCTGTAGAACCAACTCTTATCTTAGAAAAGAATATACCATATGATTTATTAATAGGATAACGAGTTACCTGAACATGCTTATTCTTAGCAATATCTTCACAAGCCATATACAATAAATCAGTTCTGGTCATTGGTCTATTTATTACTGCTAATTCTCCAACTGATTCACCAGACATTCTTCTTCCTAAGAATTGAATATACTTAGGAGTTTTTGAATCTGTTGGAATTTCAATTTTATTAAATCTAGACTCAGGGTCTTTCATAAAACCATCAATAAGTTTTTTAATATACTTATCTGAGTAATATGATTCTGGGTCTATTATCTTATAATTATTTCCATCATTACTTGGTAATACATAATTCTTTGATTGAATAATATTTCTATCAAAGAAGTCTTTTACCCATTTAACTACAAATGGATACATTAAAGAACAGCATTGAGCTAATGGGAGTAAAGTATATTCAAATGATATTTTTAAATCATCTACAGTATCTGCATGATATGTAGGTGAAGTAATAACAGTTCTTATACAGTAATCCACATTCTTTCCCATAAGATACTTTCGTATCATACCATTCTTTTTTTCCAACTTATGTTTGAAATAATCATAAATTGCTATTATAGTATTCTGGATATTATAATTGGTTGTATGGAATTGGAAACCAAACATACCTTGTCTATCCAGTAATGAAGATAATCTTATCAACTTACCATAAAGATTATTGATATCATCAGTTTCACCACCACTAGATGAACCTGTTTTAATATCTCTAAAGAAAGCAGGAACTACTATTTCATATTGAGTAAATAATTCATCTTTCTTATATTTCTTTAATAAATTAATTCTCTCATTTCTCATACCAAACTCTTCGGTATTATCTTCATCATTCTTTGTCCAATTTATTTTTTCCCAGTTATTGTAGATAAATTCTAAACCAGTATCTCCATTTTCTTCATCTTCTACTAACCTACCAGATGAGTCTATTCTGTAATACATCTCCCCATTAATGATTTTATCAATATTTCTAAACATCCTTCGTATTGCTTTATAAATATGAGGGTGAAAGAAATGATTATGGAGATCTATATATGCGAATGTCTCTCTTCTAGATTTAGTAGTGATTCCAAAAATTTCATTAGATATTAATCCATTTGGGTGAGGAACATCTCCTCTTTGAAATAATATCGCAGAAGTTATTGGTTGTAATTTATTTATCTCAATAAATTCTTTCGTATTATATAAATCTATTTTCATTATGAATTTAATCCTTTCATATATGATTTATTGGATTGTGTTTTGTTTGAAGTTTACGGTGGTTCACAATAACTTAATACTTTAAAGAAAGGAAAAGATGAAATGGCTAAATTAACTACACAAGAAATTCAGGATTATATAGATAAAGTTGGTACGCTTGCACAGAAAGAAGCATTAGCAAGAAAGAATAGTAATAGAAACTGGTCTCTTCCATCTGTATGTATAGCTCAATCAATTCTTGAAACTGGTTGGGGTAAATCATCTCTTATGACAAGAGCAAATGCATTTTTTGGAATTAAGAGTGGTAGAAATTGGCAAGGACCTGTATATAGTACAAAAACTAGAGAATGGTATGATGGTGTAAATGCTACTAATATAGTAGATACATTTAGAGCATATAATACTCTTGAAGATTCCATAAAGGATTACTATAATCTTATATGTGAATTTAGTAGATATTCAAAAGCTTGTAATACAATGGACCCAAGAAAATGTGTTCAGGGAATTAAAGATGGTGGATATTCTACATATCCAACTTATGTAAATGAAGTAATGGCTCTTATTAATTCATATGGTTTGACTAAGTATGATACAGTATTAGCAGTAGGTAATACTCCAGTAGAAGAACCAAAAGTTGATAAAGAGAAATTAATAGAAAAAGTAGTTGATGATGTAATCAATAATAAGTATGGTTCTGGTGAAGCTAGAAAAGCTAAACTAACAGCTGAAGGATTTGATTATAGGGATATTCAGAATAGAGTAAATAAGAAACTTAGAGAAAGTACTCCAACACCTAATGTAAGATATTTCCCTAAGTTTAATGGAAATAGTTCTAGTATAATAACAGCATTACGTGCAGTAGGTTGTAATAATACAAGTATGACATTCAGAAAAGATATTGCTGTATTGAATAAGATAGTTCCTCTTAAGTTCTTATATACAGGTACTTCTAAACAGAATACAGATATGTTGAAACTTCTTAAAGCTGGTAAACTTATAAGACCATAACAATTTATTAGATACGGATTAAAGGATAAAGATACAAAAAAATGGTGCCAACAACTTAAAGCCTTATCCGTATCTAAATAAAATTAACCATTACACATAAAAATGATTAGTACCACGGTAGATTTATTTTCTACCGTGGTACTAGTTATAATGGCTCTAATGTCCTATATAATCAATCTACTGGTCTAGCCCATAATCCAGGACTAGTTGGTTGGTCTCTCTGAATAGCAACATCCATAGAAGGTCTATTCTGATTTACCAGTTCTTCAATCTTTAAATCATCATATACAGCTACAAAGTTTGTAAGTGTAATAAACATAGAAATCTCTATTACTCTTGGGATATAATCTAAATCAATATCCTGAATATCAACTCCTAAGTTATATGATGAGTATACTAATACAGATTCATCTAAAGTTGTATTCAGTACTGAAGATGGAATATAGAATGGTACATCATAAACTGAGTTATGTCTTACATTTGCTGTCTCATTCTTCTCTTGGAATATTCCAACATTATTAATCTTTAATCTATATCTACATTTACTTGATTGAGTAATTCCATGAGGAAGTGGATTTCTTAATCTAAAATCAATCTTAGGATTAAAACTCTTTACTCTTCTATAAACAGTTTCATTATCCTTATTAACTCCTAATATAACAGCAGTATCTTCAACATCTAATGGTCTTACTATCTGTGAGTGTTCTATTTCAGCATTATCCTGATATACAGAATAATCAATATATACCTTATAGTAATTCTGTAGAGTATCTATAGATTTTATTTTCTTATCTGTAATCCAATCAGTAAGCTCTTTATAAAGTTCTGAATTGGATTTTGTATCTGGTCCTTCTAATGTATTGATATTAATAATCTGACCTATATATTTATTATTACCATCAACTTTAACTGATGTAGAAGTACCAGGAACTAATTTATTCAAAACAGATGGTATTCTGGTCTCTTGATTGACCTTATAAAACTTATCACCTATTTTAGTGTAAATAGCTTTCATAGTATGATTCCTTTCTTGGTTATCTTAAGATATGGTTTTCATAATGTATTAGATACAAGAATAACTTCAAGAGAAGTTAAATCCCTTGAAGTTATTTATATTTTTTAAATTCTGTACATTACACCACAACCAGCAACAAGTCTAACAGCTTCATTAAACTTATCTCCAGAGAATGGTCCTACTGTAAATCTTCCATCTTCGTTAATAGTGATTATTAAATCATACTCACCAAGTAGTGTAGTAACTCTACCCGCCATACCATCTGGTACAATAAGCTCAATAAGTCTACCATCTACATCTGGTGTAAATTTACCAGTATAATCCTCGTAACCTACCATCAGATATTCTTCTTCTGTAACAGATTCCTTATCAACTCCTTCAACAGGAGCTACTACTGGAGTCTCTTCTACAGCTTCTGGTTCAGCAACAGGTTCTGTAACCTCTTCAACTTCTTCTTCAACTGGTGTTTCAACAACTTCCTCAGCTACTTCAGTAACTGATGTATCCTGAGGTTTTTTTATTTCTTTCTTAGCCATGTTTATAAACTTCCTTTCAATAAATTATGGTTTCATATTATTCAATTTATGAATTGTTCGTATGAACTCTTTTGCATCAGTATCGTGCTGTGTTACTTGTAGTAGCTTTGTCATAACAGCATTTAATGCTTTCATGACATTACCGTTTTTAGTAACTATCTTACCAAAATTACCTTGTGCATAATTATTGATATTTGATACCATCTGAGCTTTTGTTAATTCATTAGGATTTAATGCTTTATAATAGCCAGTTTTCTCCATTTCCTTAACAGTATCTCTAGCTCTATCAAACCAGTCTGCAGATACTTTTTTAGCATCATAATCAGCTTTAATAGCTTTATCCAAATTCGTCTTTACAAATACAATAGCAGTTACCGCAGTTACTATAGTAGCAGCTGTTTTGAGTTTTTTCACGGCTTTACTATCCTCGCTAAAGAATTCATCAAACTTAGCTTTAAATGCTTCAATTTTACCTGATAGAGTTTTTGCATCAACTTCTTTTCTTTTTGCAGCCTCAAGTATTTCCTTATACATCTTGTCAACTTCGTTAAGATTCTTCAAATCCATCATTGTTATATTACCAGCATCAATTTCAGCTAATACTTTATTTGCCAACTCAGGATTTTCTTTCTTAATCATATCAATCTTCTTTTCAACTGGAGATAATCTGTATATTAAATCTTTAATAGTTCTTATAACTCTATCTATAAATTCTTGAATCTTTTTAAATACGCTTAATGCGAATTCTCCAATTTTCTCGAATACACCAGCTCTTTTCTCAGCTTGTTTTTCTTCACTCATCGGAGGTAATCCAACAGCTTCATTGAACATGACATCTTCACTGATAGTAATACACTCATTAACTAATGATGATATAACATCATTGCTTTCCTGAATTGTACTGTATATATCAATTAGACTATCGTTGACTTTGATAGGCTGTATTGTATTATTTACAAATGATACACTAATCATTTCAATTCTACCTTTCGTATTAATAGTTATTACCTTGTTTTTAGATAGGGTTTTCATAGAGTTTATATATTATTTTTATAGCTATATGAAACATGTAACCATATAGACTATAGTTCCATAAGTGAAAGGAGATTTTTAAAATGAAGTATGGAATGTTGGATAGGATTAAATTCCTATGGAGTTGCACAAAGGGAAGTAGAATAAGGCTATTGATAATTTATGTATTTAGTCTGGTTGATAGCTTCTCAGATACAATTAGAAATGTGGTATTTGCGATGGCTGTTACTGCATTGGTTGGGGGTGAATCATTTACAGAGATATTGCGATTATATGGATTGCAAACAATTGTGATATTAGGTTTCGCATTTATAAGTATGATATACTATAAGTTCCTCTGTAAAGAAGATGCTACAATAAAGTTACGATTACAACATCAAATAATGACTGTAGTCCTAAAGACACCGATTGACTTTAGTGAAAGTCATGATGCTGGTAATGTCTATCAGAATATGGATAATGTAATGAATATGACATTTGATATATTTGTAGACCATATACCAACTCTGCTGTATAATATATCAAACATTGTAATAGCATTTGTCATCTTATCTAGGATACATATTATGTTAGGTGTATTGGTGTTGTCTATAATCCCGGTATTCATATTGATACAGAAAGCTTTGGGTACGTCTTTAAGTAACACAGTTATTAGGCGGAATAAAACTTTTAAAGTTATATTGAGCACTATATCAAGTACATTCAATATGGCACCTTTTATTAAATCACATGGTAATGCAGATAGTATTATTACTAGTATCATGAGTAAATTTAAAGAAGATGCAAATAATAAAGTCGATGTATTTAGTGAATGTAATACCTTAAATGAGTTGATGAATATAGTTATTATTACATGTAGGTCACTCATTGATATTGGTGGTGCCTATTTGTTTAGTATCGATAGAATAACTATAGGCACATTTACTCTTGTTCATAGCTATGCTAAAGATACCTTTAAAAGTATTAATAATATACTAAGAGTGATGTCTAGAGCAACCAGCACTGTTAGCACACTGGATATGGCTATGGATATGATATCAGAGAAGCTGGAAGAAAACGGTAGTATTGATATGGAATATATTAATACTGTAGAATTGGATAATGTTAGTTTCTCATATGATAAGAAGAATATACTAGATGGAATTTCTTGTAAGTTGTATAAAGGAAAGAAATATGCATTTGTAGGATATTCTGGTTGTGGAAAATCTACAATACTATCATTAATAAATGGTATCAGAAGAGCTACTGATGGTGTTATTAAAGTTAATAATGTAGATATGGGATATGTCAATCAATTCATGTATAGACAGAGGATTGGTGTAGTATCTCAAACTGGATTAGTATTCAATGGTACTATTAAAGAAAATATTATCTACGGTTGTGATAATATATCTGATGATGATATATGGGAAGCTATTGATAAAGCTAATCTAAAAGATTTCATAGAGTCACTACCTGATGGTATTAATACTATTATAGGTGAAAACGGTATGAAATTATCTGGTGGTCAGAAGCAGAGAATCACTATAGCTAGAGCATTTATTAGAAAGCCTCAGTTATTAATATTTGATGAAGCTACATCTGCATTAGATAATAAATCTGAAGCAGAAGTTCAGAAAGCTATTGATAATATCAGTAATGATGTTATGGTTCTTATCGTAGCACATAGATTGTCTACTGTAAAGAATGTAGATACAATCTTCTGTTTAGATAATGGTAAGATAGTAGAAGAGGGTGATTATGAGACATTAATGTCTAATGAAGGATACTTCTATAATCTTTCAAAGAAGAAGAAAAAGAGATAATTATTGATATCTAGGATTGCATATTTTCTATGTTCCTAGATATCTTTTTTTATTTAGCTTGAAAAGCTTTCAAACGAGACTCGGCTATTTTATCAATAATCGGAGATTGATATTTAGTACAATCAAACTCTATTTCAAGGTGATTATCTTTACTGATGTTATCACATATTTTAACATCATATTTATTGTCAGGAAATCTCTTATGGATTTCATTCACCAGCAAATCAATAAATTCCTCAATATCTTTAGCCACTATATCCTCATATTTATCCATACATACACCTCACATTTTATTATTTTTAAAACGATGTTGGTTGGTATATCTTTTGTCATTATATAGATTAATTTGAGAAAATTAATAGAGAAGATAGATTTATACTATCTTCTCTATTTTTTATCTATTTAATTAGTTCCAAGAGTTGATACTCTGTGGTCTATTAAGTACAGCTGAATTACCCATACCAGATACCATCTTACCACTCTTAATATCATAGTGAAGAGCCTCATTGAAATCTGAAGCATTAAATCCACTGTAGAAGTTAAGAGAGTTCGCTACTATCTTATACTTATCCAAAAGTACCTTAGCCATCTTGTTTATCTGAATTGACTCATACTTTGTACAGTGGAAATCAATCTGAGTAGTAACAACTTCGTGCTGTGCACCCTGCTGGTTGAATACGTCGATATTCAATCCACCTGGGAAGCAGTTAGCAAACAAACATGCATACTCGATGTTCTCACCAGTAACATCTGTAGAGCAATAAATAAACTCTGCTGTCTGATTAGCCTGAAGCTTCTCAAGACTTGAACCATTGTAATGTGAAAGACCTGTCATCAAGTCTGTAGTACCATTGATCCATGTATGAAGTACTTCTCTTACAGGAGAACCTGAGAACTCATATACTGTAACAGTAAAGCTTGTTGTACTATCCTGAGCAAATGTTGGAATATCAAATGACTTACCAACATAACCACCAGTAATAGAACCAAACTCAACTGATACATCATTAAGTCCAGTAATTTCAGTATTACCATATTCTACAATATGCTTAAACTTATTGAACTGCTGAGGTATACCTGTTTGAGGATCCAATAAGAATGCTGGTTTTCTTACCATGAACAAACGACCATAACCTGTCTTAAGAGGGTCATAACATCTTAAAACTTCGTTAATTACGTTTGTACCACCTAAGAAAAGAGCATAATTGGTTAGGTTATTATTTGTATGCGATTTAATACCGCTTTGTATTGTATTTCCCATCTAATCCAATTTTCCTTTCTATTTATTCATTTGCTGATTCAGCTGGAGCAACATACTGACGCTTATTGATATCAATCTCAATAATAGCCTTCTTTGTAAGTCCTCTGAATACTACTGCTAAATAAAGATGAAGAATTGAATGGTTAAATTCATATTCTGAAGTTGCGAAATTGAACTCAAGAGACTGAACTATTGAACCAATCCATGAAGCATATTTAGCTTTCTCTACTGCAACGAAATCCTTTCTTACAGTTTCATCAGAGAAGTTATAAATCTGACTCTCAGTATCTCTTTCTACTAATCTCTTTAATGTATAAAGGATAGTAGAATCAGACTCTTCAAGTAAGTCAGTTTCTGCTTTCTGTGTTGTGTTCTGTACTGCTCTATAGAATAAATTCTCTCCGATACACTCGAAGTAATTTAATCTGTTATTGTACAATCTCTCTTTAAGGTCGTTATCGTACTCCTCAACGATTGGCTGTAAGCTATCCTTGATATGTCCTGTAAGAGTACAATTACCTCTAACAAATGGAATATGCATTCCATTCTCTGTTATATGATCAACATACTCACCTGATGTGAAGTATGATGTAGTCACATTGCACTTCTTGTTTGTGCTGTACTCTCTAACCTCATAGTTCTGTACATCTACAGATACCATATGGCTATCAAATACTGTATAATTCTTAATAAGACCTTTAACGACAGAGTTAGAGAAACTTGGTATAATACCAGTATCAAGATAAACTCTACAATCATTTCTTGTCTTAGCAAGATCAACTATAATATTTTTTACTGTATATGGATAGTTTGCATCAAAGAATGCAGATACTGGTATTCTCTTAGGAGAAAGAATTCTTCTATCATGAGTACCATTGTATGCTTTCAATAATGCATCTTCATACTCCTGCTCAAGTGTCCAAGTTGTAGAATGTCCACCATCATCCTGAACTGTTCTTGGAGTATCGAAATAACCATTGTTACCGTTCTTAAGAACAAGACCCTTTATAGAGTCAAATGTAACAAGGTCTGTACTGTTTGTATAATCCTTAGAATTATAACCTGGAGCTGATGTATTAACATCTGCTGTAAGCTTCTTTGGATAATATACACATGGTAAGTGTTCTCCAGTTGCTTCAACTGGTCTACCATAAATTGGGTCAAACATATCAACATCAGGAATGTTGTCTACATCAGTAGCTGCTATAAGCTCGCTTAACTGCATAAGCTTAGCATAATTCTCTTTATGCTCTGTAGCAACTGGCTGTGAACCATTCAACTGGTCTGCTGGTATATTGTATGTAGTAAGATCAGTCTGATACTGAGCCTTAAGGTCAATATTCTGCTGCTTAATGAACTTAACGTATTCATCATATACTGCCTGAACTGTCTCATCATTACATCTTACGATTACTGGTGTCTTATCAATGTCAACTTCGTCTATTACGTCATCAATGAGAGTAGAACCTTCTGAAGTATACTTCATAGAAGAAACTAATGCACCTACATAGTTAGCATCTTTTACAAGACCTTTCTCTGATGTAAGTACTTCGAAGTTGTACATCTTAATACCATATTCTTTTTCATATGTAAGAGCCTGAGAAATTCTCAATGAGTAGAAGTTACCACAATCACCTCTTCCTGAATATCTTACTGTAAGTAATGGAAGCTGCTTATATGTCTCTGCATCTGCGTCTGTGAATTCTGTACCCTTAGCTGCTGTAGCAAGTGCTTTAGCAGTTGATATATTTTCTTTACTCTTAGCAACGAGCTTAATTCTAAACTTTCTATCACTAGCCTTTGGAGTATCAGCTGCAGTATCTGCTTTATAAAGAATTGAAACTATTGCATTAGAATAAGCTGCATTCTCTGGCATGACTCTCATCATCCATACAGCTGAGTTATTATGATCAAGTACATTTAATGCCTGCATTAATGGCTGACCATATTTCTTAAAATTTGAATCACCAAATGTCTTAATGGCATCAGCCTTATTTGTTTTTCTAATCCATCTATTATCAACACCCTTAGGAGCTCTAACAGCGTATGCTTCAATGACTGAGACATCAACAGCATTGACTTGTTCGTCATTTGCTACCTGTGTGTAGTCATTCACATAACTTTCTATATGTGGGAATGAAAAACGAGGAACAATCTGTATTGTTTGTGCCATGTTTTATATCTCCTTAACTTGAAATATTAGAGTTTATTTCATTATAAAACTCTATAGATTTATTTTAATGTTTGATTGCCGTATCCCTTGGAAACACTACTGTTTTAGTATAACTTCGACAGGAGAAGGCGTTTCAACACCTTTATTTTTTGTTCTATTAAGGGATGTTGTAATCATAGAATCCATATCCTCAAATGTAAGAGCATTGAATGTAGAAGTGTACTGACATATCTGTCTTACATTATTCATTTTATAATCATAATCTGTTAATGGTTCTGTAGTTACTACATGACAGAATTTTTTACTTGGGTCTCTCCTATCTCTACACATAGTAGCTAATATCATTTCTTCTATTACATTCATTACTCCAAATCCTACATTATTAAGATTTAGATTTTTTTGCCATAAATCCATCATACTACTATATGGAATACATTGAGGAAGTTTACCTTTGATGATAAGATTCATATAATCCTCAGCATTACTACTATCCTGAATTACAGAACTACTCATTATCTTTGCACCTTTTTGATAGTTAATTACTTTACATTTAACCTCATTAACTTCATTAGGATTTCTTGATATATTTACAATTCTACTTTCAGTAGATGGTGAATATAATTCTATCCATGTAGGTACATTAAAAGTTTTTATTTCTTTTAATTTATCTTTCTCAAAAATACCTACAGTAAATATACCTAATGTTCTTATCATATCACCTTTATCTTCTGCAAACTTACCAGTTTCATCAAAATAATCTTCTGGTAAATAGAATTCTGCATAATCTGCTTCTAAATAAATATATTTTCCATCTGATTTAAAATATGAAGCCATAATTAAATCCTTTCATATTATTCTAGTTTATTTTTTACTGGAAAAAAGGGAAAAAAAAATCCCGTGACGCCCAAATTTTCGTCCCGGTACCTTAACAGGAGTTATTAATGTCTTACTTTAATCAGGTAATGAATTGCACTTACCTTACTATTATGTTGGGTGAAAATAAATTTTTAAATCTAATTTATCTCCCATTTCTTTTTGACTAGCATCAAAATCTATAATAGTACTTTCTATAAAATTTCCAATTTCTTTAGAAATATTTCTTAACCTTTCAAATCGTTCATTCCTCAGTTTCTTGTTGTTTTTTTTTCTTCTGTCTCTTCTTCATCATTTAACTTCACTTCAACTATTTCTGGTTTCATAACTTCTTCTGCAGCTTCTTCTTTTTCCTTCTGCTCTTTATCATACTCTTCTATCTGAGTAGATACTAACGTATTATACTTCTCTTCATATATAGCTTTTAATTCTTTTGATGGTAATGACTCATCAAAATCATTAACATCTAAGCTATGAAGTTTCTCTATATAGAATTTCTTAAGAGCATCTTCTTTGCCAGCTTCATATTCAATTCTTTCTGGATGTTTTTCATAAGTTGTATTATTCTTTTCAAAGAACTCTCTATCACCCATAAAGTAATCATCAATTCCCATGATAATTCCCTTAAAGTTTAATTCCTGTTCTGTAGACTCAAACTTATGATAAATAAGACTTGCTAATCCACTATTAATAGCATTAACAAACATAACATCTTTTTTATTATATGGGTCTGAATATGCTATCATTCTTGCATAGATATAGAGGAATAAGTTATTGAATGGATGATACTTCTCATCTAAGAAAGTTTCTTCTATATTAAGGAAGTATGTATATAAATCCTGTTTGAATCCGAACATCTTCATCTTCTTATAGAATCTTTCCATGATATAACTTCCTCTTCGATCATTGAAAAATCCTTCTTTTATATTCTGGACTTCTTTATCACCAAGCTGTCTGAATCTATCATAGAGGAAATCATAATTCATAGAGCTTTCCATTACTCTAATCATTTCTTCCATTTCTCTCTTCTTATGTGCATCTTTCTCTAATTCAAGAGACTGCTTAAGATTCTCTAAATTCTTCTTCTTAATCTCTTTTGCTTTATCAGAAGTTACATAATTCATATATTCTGTGAATATAGTATTACTCTCTTCTTTAAGTTTATCTGCACCAGACTTTGCTGATAAAAGAACTAATGATGAATTCTTAACTTCCATCATCTCTTCTCTAACTTCATCATCACTTAATGCATTTAAGTCTGTAAGAGTATTCTTATCATTTACATACTTAGAAAGAAATTCTACCATAGTATTTCTATCCATAGTTTCTATTTCTTTCTTATCATACTTGATAATATCTTCAAGTACTGAAGTCTTAAGACCATAATTATTTCTAACAAGACCTTCACTCATATCTTTAAGATATTTAAGCTGTTCGTCCATAGACTTAATCATTTCCATAATACTTTTAAAATCATTATGGTTAAAACCTGCTTTTTTTGGTTCTTCCTGAACTACCTCTTCATTAGTTACTTCAGTTACATTTTCTTTTATATTTTCCATAATAGAAAAATTCCCTTCTTGAAATTTTTTAGTATATTAATAGTTAAGTTTTTTCGGTTATTAATTAATACTAATCACTTTACTATAAAGCTAATTATATTAAAGAAAGGATTTTCTTAATGGGCAGAATAGCTAAAATAAATGATAAGTTCTATGATTTGGGAACTGGTAATAAATCTTTTCTACAGGTAGCGAGTGATTTAAAAAAATTAGGTATTAAGAATTGGTATTTTATGTTAAATATATATGATTATAGCCTTATTAATATTGATCCACACGCTGTAGATAAGAATGGACACACCACACTTACTAGAGACCAGATTAGTAGAGTACTTACAGAATGTGCAAGAAACCCTTGGTACTATCTTAGAGAAATTTGTAGAATTAGTACACAGGGTGGTTCTACTGTTGCTTATAAAGCTAATAGAGGAAATATTGCTCAAGCTTATTGTATACTCCATGGTATTGATTCATGGCTTTGCCTACCGAGGCGAAATGTTGCCTCCTTCTATAGTGATATAGAATGTAAAACCTCTTTAATTGCTGGGACATCTTAACTCAATAGAGAAAGACAATCAGCAGCCAAGACTCTTAATAATAATAAGTAAGGTTCAACGACTATCGAAAGTATAATATAGAAGAAATATCTATATGAATAAATGAGTAGAGTACACGAAAGTGGAAACGGGAGGTATCTTATAATTGCTAATGGGTTATAAGATAAAGATATAGTCTGACCTATATAGAGATATATAGATTAACATAATGAGCAGGGTAAAACTGAATCAGCAGTTGCTTTATTAACATGGGCATATAAATTTGGAACTACAAACTCACAATTTATTTTTGTTAATAAAGATGGAGACCAAGCTAAAGCAAACCTAAAAAGATTAGGAGACCAGATAAGAGTATTACCAGAATATATGAGAGGTAATGCTGTAGTAGATGAGAACGGTTCTTTACAGAAAGGTAAAGATAATGCTACTATGATTTCTAATCCTATAAATGGAAACTCTATTATCACAAAAGCAAAAGCAACATCATACGAGAGTGGTCTATCACTAGCCCGTGGTATGACAGCACCGATAGAATTAGGTCAAATGGTTCTATTAAAACCTCTTTAATTGCTGGGAGATCTTAACTCAATA